ACATGGCGCAATTCATCCTGCACGCCGACATCCATGACGAAGGTGCGTGGCGGCACGAGATGGCCGGAGGCGATCAGTTCCTTGACCGTGATCTGGTCGGCCACGTTCGAGAAAATTGGGCGCAGACCTTTCTTATCACCGCGATTAGGTGTCGCCGTCATGCCGAGCAGCTTCAGATTGGCGTTTGCAGCCTTGGCGCGGTCTATCACCCGCATATAACTGTCGGCGCGGGAGTGGTGGGCTTCGTCGATGACCAGCACATCGACCGGAGGCATGTTTGCAAGGTTGCTTTCACGCGACAGCGTCTGCACCATGGCAAAGGTCACATCGCCACGCCACGACTTGACCGAGGCGTCGTAAACACTTGTGCCAATCATCGGATTGACGCGCCGGAACTTATCCTCGTTCTGAAACGTCAGTTCATCGCGGTGAGCAAGCACGCAGGCTTTTGCGCTGTTCTTTTTGAACATCTCTCCGATGATCGCGGACAACATGATCGTCTTGCCAGCGCCAGTGGGAGCCACAGCCAGCGTGTTGCCATGTTTGTGCAGGGCTTCCACCGAACGAGCAACCAACTCTTTTTGTCTTGGTCGTAAAAGCATGGTTCACCTCACCGCGCCCAAGAGGGAAGATTGCTGGCCGGAGCAGCGGTCTGCGCTTGCGTCGCGGTTTGCTGTTGATGCTGCAGCGGCGCATAGGTCGTTTGGCCGGTGAGATAGCTTTTATGATCCTTGGTGATCGCCGTTTTGATGACGTTGCGATCTTCGCCGTTGCGCTGATCTTTCTCGACGTCGATGCGGGCAACGAACTCGATCCCGTCCAGATCGGCAAAGCCGTTGATGCGCCGAGCGGCAACGGCTTGTGGCGTCTCGTCTTTTGATGAGAAACCGCGCGCTGAATTAAGGATCGCCTTGATGAAGGAGCGCCCCATGTTGGCGTATTCCGGCCCCTTGGCACTGTAGAGACCGATCATGCTCCACACCTTGCGGCGTGCGAACTGGCCTTCCAAAACCACGAACTCGCAATTCAGGTAAACCGCGCCTGAAACGATATTGCGGGTGGCGTAACCGCCATCCCAACCTTCGCGCAAATCGTCATAGCCGCCGGGCTTGATCGTCATGCGCACGCGGGCAATCGTGCCTTTCGGGATAACATCGAAACTTTGTTGGTCGTCGGCGCTGCTGAAATCGTTCCAAATAGACATGGTTTATTCTCCCTGCGTGGATTGTTGAGTGGTTTGTTCGGGGCGGGCGTAGGTCAGCCGTTCCGGCGCGGGCTTCGCGGCACTGGCGATCTTCGTCATGAGCCTGCCGAGATGCGGTTCCTCGACCATGTCGAGACGACCGGAGCGGTCTTTGGCCGGAAAACCGAACGGATTGAGCGTGTGACAGACAAAGGCGCGGTAAGGCGTGCCGTCTTCGGCCTTCAACTCGGTCATGGTGATGACTTCATCGACGATGCCGGGAAGTTCGAGACCCGTTTTCGAACCTTCGATCTGCGGCGTGAAGAAACGGCGATTGAAATCGTCCATCTTCTCGTCGAGGATCCCGACCAGCCAGATGTTCTTTCCGCGTGTGTGTTGCAGATGCGTCAGCCACGCGATCATTTCTTGGCCGTGGAGACCGTAAGCGCCGCGCGTATCGGGCTTGCCAGTTTTGTCGCTGAACGCCTGAGGCTGTCCTTTGCACCATTGGAAGCACAAACGTCCCGCGACCGTGATGCTGTCGACAAAGACGGTGTCGTATTTATCGAGCGCAGACGGATCGCCATAGCGTTCGCAGACGGCGTCGAAATGCGCTTGGCTATAGGGTTGGTCGTCGCGCAAGGCCGGATTGGGGCCACCGATGAACACCGCGAAATCGCGGCATTCCTGCCAAGTCTGAGGACGGATCGTGTCCCCAGCCCAGCCTTCGATGGCGAGATCGCCAGCCTCAAGGTCAAAGAACAACGCCTTGTCGGCAGGCAACGTCCATAACAGCGATGTTTTGCCGATACCTGACTTGCCGAAGATGCAGCCTTTGATGCCGCGTTTTTCCGCCAACCGTTCGTCGGCGCTGATAATAGGGAGCGGCATCACACGCCCCCCTTTCCGCTGGCGACAACATCGACAGCATTGTGTGCGCCAAAAGCACCTTTCTCGCGCGCCAAGCGATAGAGTCTGCGTAATGCATAAAAACGACTATTGAGTGCATCGACCTCAGCTTCGACGCCGATAACGGCGAAAGCGATGTCATCAAGCGTGGCCAACTCGATGGGCTTGATAATCTGGCTCGGCTGATCACCGATGGGAGGAATGCGAATGCTTTCTGGTAAATCACTAAAATGCGTGTCGCGGCGTAGTTTTTTCAAGTTTTCGTTGGACATTTGAGGTGTTTTCTTTCTTGGTTTGAGATGCAGAACTCCACGCAGCCATCGGCTCAGAGAATCGGCCTTAGCCAGCAACTGGCGGATTTGGAGTTCATCCATTTTCAGCAACTGCCCGACGGGCATTCCGATGACGGATTCAAGGGTTGGATTTGAATTGCGGGGCTGGTTCATCGTGCGGCCCCCACGACATGGGTTTGTGCGCCTTGATCGGACGTGCTGCGCCGAAACTGCGCGGCCTCATATTCTTCGACGTCAGAAAGGCGATAGACGACCCGTCCGCCAATCTTGATGAAGGGCACGCCTTCGCCCAGCCACCGCCACCGTTCAAGGGTGCGTGGCGAAATTCCCCAACGTCGGGAGAGTTCAATCTGATTTAAGAAGGTTCGTTCCATTTGCTGGCTTTCCTTTCGCTCTGTCGGGTAACGACAGGGAAAGCCTCGCAAACCTGAGGTGGGGAGAACGTGGTACGAAGGTGGGGAGATACGGGGGGAATTAAGCCGGGGTGATCAAATTGCAATCACCGCGAGTGACGCGAATGGCTTCCTTCCAATCGGGATGCTTCTTAAATAGATCTTGCATCCGCGTTTTATCGGGGAACTCAAGATCGGAAAACATTTGCTGTATGCGTACGGGGAGTTCGCCAGCATCATATTTTCCACATAGGTGCTGGACGACCTGCCTCTGCTTGTCACCGCGAAATTTAAAGCTACGTCCATTGATGATCAAAATGCCGCCATTGGCTTTGCACAGAACGATCCTATTTTTCTCTTCCGGTCTTCGGCCAAACACCGTATTGGCAATGAGATCGGCATCCAACGTAAAATGCTGGCGTCTTCGATCCAGCGCTTCGACAAGCGTCATAATCGTAAGGCCTGGAATCGACAGGTTGGATGGGAACGAAGGAGTTGTTGTCAGAAGAACATTGCCGCCGTTGCGGCAGCGTGGAGATAATCTGCTTGCTATATCATTGAAAATGGCCGGATGAGCAATTCGACGGCAAACAAAAATGGTCGCTTGGTTTTTCCCGATGTAGGATGGGCCGCAATCCCAAAGCAACCCGTCTAATAGCATCACAGTCTTCTGCGGCCATGAGAGCGCCTGAAGAATCTGATCGACAAGCCATGGAACATTCAGTTTATACCGCCTGAGGCGATCCGGCTCGACCTTGATCCATCCCCGCGTGCTGAAATAGGCATAGCTCCCAAGATCATCATTCCACTCCACGGATTTCTCGCAGTCATCGCCAACCGGAACAATCGTTAATGCGTGGGGTTCCTCGAGAAAGGCGCCTGTCGCGAGGAGATTCTGAGCGCTCGCAGGAAATAGGCGAAGCAACTCCGGAGCACCGACAGTCAATGTAGCAGTCTCTGCAAGCCGCAATAATGCCTCGAAATCGGCACAGGACAGCTTCCTTTTGGTTTTAGAAACGGATTTAGACGACACGTACCAGTTCCCACTTGGCCAGATATTTATCAATCATATTGCGTTCGACTTCAGGGCGACCACTTAGATCGCAGCCATTCGGATAGGTAAGCTTGAGATGAAGGGCTTTGCCTTTTTTGCGGCCCGCCAAGGGCTGCTTGCGGATTGTAATTGATGCCATCGATGCAAAGGATCCATGGCACGTAGGATCGAATGCTCCAAAGCGGTCTCGGCAATAATCGTAGATGCTTCGCTTTTCGTCAGTCGCAAGCGAGAATTGCATCCTGTTATTGATATCCGTGTCACGCAGCTTAAGCGTCGCCACCTTGACGCTTTCGATGCAATCCTCAGGATCTGTGGGGAATGACTGGGGTCGAAGCAACCTATCAAGATCATACTCGCGCAGGGCAATGCTCTCGGCTTCTTGTTCGCTTCTTAGGATGCAAGCCACAAAAGCGCGCGCGATCTCAATACGAATTTCTTTGATATCACAGAGTACCTCAATCAGCCCGTTCAAAGCGTCGAACACAAGGGCCGCTTCGCGGGCGGGCTTGAAGGCGACAGGTTCGATGTTGTCGGCATCGGTGAACACCTTCGTCGTTTCTGGCAGTGCCTCATAATAGATCGTGTAGTGGCAGAGAAGCGCCTTTTGGCCTTTTGCGTCGGTTCGCTCGCGTTCAAAACGATCAAGCTTCACTTTCCGGTCGTTGCCAACGAGTTTGCTAATCGCCTCCTCAAAGGCATGGGATGAAACTTCATCAGTAGCGGGCTTCAAACCCGGATTGATGTGAAAACCGGAATAGATGCGGCGGTTGTCTCGTCCTCCATCGGCATAACAAATGCTTTCGGCGCGCAGAAATGCCTCCGGTTCATGGCGCAGCACCCAATCGGCGCGCGTATGCGGATCTGGCAATTTTGAGAAATGGGCTTTGTTCGCGACGGCAGCGAGCAAAGCCGCTTGCCCAAGTTCATCGCTCATCTCGTCGATGCGCTCAATATTGGCGAGAATGATCGCCAGCTCCTTGTTGGTGGCAGCTTCGACGGACTTGATCAAGGCCCGGCGAATGTTTTTATCATCCTCCTTCCAGTCTGTGTTCGCAGCGATGTTAGGCGCAAAGGCCATAAAGCATTCCCGAAGGCTTTGAAGTGGAACGGAACGAATAAAACGATGGACTGAAGCACTCATAGTGACACTCTATCCTTTCATGTTTTAACCTTTAATGTTGCGGGGGTCGTGTTCATGGCTGTCGCTACTGGAAATCTTTCCATCGCGATTGTGGATGCGCAGCTCCGTGTGCTGATTGCGACTGATGTCGCGTCCGGCATTGATTGCTTCATCTTTGTTGTCATAATGCCTGCTGACACGATCAGCGCCGCCGCGCCGGACGTCCCAGCCGCCTTTGTCGCCATTGGGGACTACATGGTGTGTCTCAGGGCCGCGCTTAGGCATTGCTTTCCCCTTTTCGATGGGTTACGATTCTGTTCGACGTATATCGAACAATTGCTTGTAACGTTCTTGTAATGCTTGTCAAGTACAATTGTGTTCGATACTACCGAACGGGTATTTTTGGTTACAGGCGAATGCTGAAGGGGTTCTGACGTGGCTTCACTTGGGGACAAGCTTAGACAATGCAGGCAGGATAAGGGGTATTCCCTCGACAAGCTGGCGGAAATCACAGGCTCCAGTAAAAGTTATCTATGGGAACTGGAAAATCGCGATACCAGAAAACCTTCCGCCGAAAAGCTGACGACGATCGCGGCTGCGCTTGGAATAACGACCGACTATTTGTTGGACGAAGGGGCAAGTGCGCCAGATGACGAAGTCTTCAAAAATGCGCTGTTCCGTAATTTCAAAAAACTCGACCCCGAAGATCAGAAAGTGATTCATGATACCATTGAGCGGTGGGGCAAGAAAAAGTGAAGCTTCCAACCACGCCGCAACAATGGGCCATCCATTTGACGAAGCTTTTGAATGCCTTTGCTGCAGCGCATGGGATCCAGAGATTTCCTGTAAAGATCTCCGACATAGCTTACGAATTTTCCAAGCATGCCTTTCCAGACTCGCCCATTACAGCTTTTGAAGGAATCAAGACATCGAAGAACTTCGAAGGCGCGTTGTTTCCAAGCCCCAAAAACAATAATGAATGGGGTATTTTTTATAACGACGGCATCCAGTGTCCGGGCCGTAAAAACTTCACCCTCGCGCATGAGTTTGGGCATTACTTGCTCCACCGTGCGGCGTTTCCAGATGGTTTGAAGTGCACGTCACGGTCTATGCTCGACTGGGACACAGAACACGGCCAAATCGAGGCGCAAGCCAACACATTTGCTTCGTTTTTTCTAATGCCACTGGACGATTTTAGGGCGCAGATTAAAGGCAAGAAACCCAGCATGGATTTGATGTGCCGTCTGGCTGACCGTTATGCTGTTTCTGTGAGCGCGGCAATCCTGAAGTGGCTCGATATCTGCGGCAAGCGCGCCATGATCGTTTTCGGGCGCGACGGATATATCGATTGGGCATGGTCGAGCAAGGAACTATTATCGTCAGGAATTTTCTACAGGTCTCGAAACGGCCCTGCGATTGAGATTCCCAAG